AACCACCTCGCAAACAAACCCTTTAGGCACACCTGATCCAACAGCAGAGTTTCCACAGGAAATTTATAAAATTGATAGAAAATCAACAGAAACAAGAGACATTGTAGAGTTTGAACTTGCCGCACCTTTTGATCTTGCTGGAGTACGAAGCCCTAAAAGATTATGTACGAGAGACAATTTTCCAAGTATCGGAACATTTATTGCATGAACTGGAAAGATGCTGCACTTGCTCATGCGAAAGACCAAGACCCGAAAGAATCTTGTGGACTTTTATTAAATATCAAAGGCAAAGAAAAATATTTTCCTTGTAAAAATTTATCAATGACAGCTTTTCAATGTTTTATTATTGATCCAGAAGATTATATAAAAGCAGACAATACAGGAGACATTATTGCTGTTGTACATAGTCACCCTGTTACACCACCAGTCGCAAGTCAATCTGATAAGGTCGCTTGTGAGCAAAGTGGACTTGTATGGCATATAGTCAACCCAAAAACAGAGTCATGGGGTTATTTAGAGCCAACAGGCTATAAAGCTCCTATACTTGGCAGGGAGTGGGCTTGGGGAGTCACAGACTGCTATACCTTAGTTCGGGATTGGTACAAAGAAAAATTAAATATTGATTTGATTGACTGGAATAGACCTACAACGCTTGAAGATTTTAATAAAGACCCTATGTTTGAAAAATGTGCAGAGAAAACAGGTTTCAGAGAACTTAGACCTGATGAAAAATTAGTAAATGGTGATTTGCTTTTTATGTCGATTTTCTCTAATAATTTGAATCATGTGGCAATTTTCATTGATGGTGATGTTTTACACCATTTAACAGATAGACTTAGTTGTATAGAGCCATATTCTGAGTGGTTGCTAAAATGCACAGGAAAGAGGTTGCGTTATGTTGCGTAAAATCAAACTTTATGGAGAGTTAGCCAATTTTGTTGGACATAAAGAGTTTGAGATCAAGGCTGACACCTTAAGTCATGCAATTAGTTTTTTAGTAAATAATTTTGAAGGAATAGAAAAATATATGAACCCTAAATATTATCAGGTAAAAGTTGGTAGTTATGCTATTGATGAGAGTGAAATAAATCACCCTATTGGGCAACAGGATATACATTTTGTTCCTGTTATACAAGGTGCTGGAGGTCGTGTAGGAAAGATATTACTTGGGGCTGCTCTTATTGCTGTTGGTATGGGTGCTTTCGGTGCTTTTTCTGGTCAGGCTGTTTCATTTGGTGCTCAAGGTATAGGATTTTCTAAAGCTGCTCTTGGTGCTAAAGCTGCATTTGGTATTGGAGCGGCTTTGGTTCTTTCTGGTGTTAGTGATATGCTTTTTCCTTTACCCAAACTTCCTAGTTTTGAATCAGAAGAAGATCCTAGATTATCATTTAGTTTTGGTGGAACGCAACAGACAGGAAGAGCAGGAACTCCTGTTCCTTTAGTTTACGGAGAAATATTTACAGGATCAGTTGTTATTAGTGGTTCTGTAGATACTGAGCAGGTACAAGCATGATTGAAGAAAATCATCCAATCAAAGGTTCTGGTGGTGGTGGAAGTAGTCCTCCTCCAGCACCTCCGCAACCAACTAGAGAACCTGATACTCTTCATAGTAGACAATTTGCTACTTTTCTTGATCTTGTTTCAGAAGGAGAAATTGAAGGTTTTGCAACAGCATCAAAAGAAGGAAGAACAAAAGGTACAACTGCATATAACAATGCTGCATTGAAGGATGTTTTTCTTAATGACACTCCAGTATTAAGAGCTTCAGCAGATTCTACAGATCCTCAAACTGTTGATTTTAACTTTCAAGACGTAAAGTTTACTCCCCGATTTGGTACTGGAGATCAGACAAAAATACCTGGAATTGAAAGTAGTGTATCAACAACAAGTGTTGGAACAACTGTAACTGCAAGCACTCCTGTTACTCGTCAGATAACAAATACTAATGTTGATGCTGTAAAAGTATCTATTACATTTCCGCAGCTACAGAAAGCTACTGATAATGGAGATTTATTAGGTTCCTCTGTTCAGCTAAAAATAGCTGTTCAATATAATTCTGGTGGTTTTACTGACGTTATTACTGATACTATTAGAGGTAGAAGTGGAGATGCGTACCAAAAAGATTATCGTGTAAATATTACTGGATCGTTTCCTGTTGATATAAGAGTTAGCAGAGTTACAGCAGATAGCACCGATACTAATTTACGAGATAGTTTTCAGTGGACAAGTTTTGGAGAAATTATTGATGACGCTTCAACTTATCTGAATAGTGCATATAGTTCTATAAGACTAGATTCGATGCAGTTTAGTTCTATTCCTGCTCGTAAATT